GAGTAGCCGACAGTCCCAGTCTCAAACCAGAGCGGTCAACCAACTCGTATTCTCCGGTCGAAAGAAAGCCCGAGGCAGCAGCGTTGCTATCCCACGCGCGGGTGCGTTGCTAGGTGGTGACGACCGAAACCGATTACTTCTTTAGGAGACTGCCGTGTGTTCTGCGCCTAACATATCCCCTCCAGAAATTCCACCACCACCGCCTGACTTCTCAGATCAGCAGGCGGCACTCGCGATTGATGTCGAGAGGCAGCGACAGAAGAAAGCCTTCGCCGGTCTGGCGAGCACGATCGTGACTGGCGCGAGCGGCGTGTTGAAACCCGCGAAGACGACTGCGAGCCGATGAGCCTACACGAGGGACTCGCGCATGACTTCAAGGTTGACCGCTTCGAGAAGCGGCGGCGATCTTTGCGGAATGAGTACGGGTCGTATTCGACGCTACACCGCGAGCTGGCTGAGCACTTCCGACCACGTCGCGGCTTCTACTTAGGTGGCACCTCTGATCAGACCAGCGGCGGGGCAAAGATTCACGGAGCCAAGAAGCACCAGAAGGTCATCAACGGTACGCCGCTGCGTGCGAGCAAGAATGCTCAGTCCGGTCTGCAGGCTGGTGTCACCTCGCCCTCGCGTCCTTGGAAGAAGCTCGGTCCTTCGACTAATGACTTCGATGAGGTTCGAGGGGCGAAGGAGTTCTTCGCCGAGACCGATCGCCGGATGGACTACATCTTGGCGAAGTCCAACTTCTATCAGGCAACACACACCGCTTATGCAGACTTCGTCGATCAAGGTGTAGCTGCGATCCAAGTCGATGAGCACGACGACGATGTGCTTCGCTGCACCGTTCATCCTGTTGGGTCGTGGGTCGGAGCGGTGGATGCGGACGGTCGCATCAATGTCTTCTATCGCGACTATCGACCCACCGGTCACGAGATGGCGAGCAAGTTCGGGCTTGAGAATTTGCCGAAGGATCTTCAGAACAAGATCAATCTCGACCCGTACAAACGGCATGATCTGTACAACGCGATCGAGCCCAATCCCTTTTACGGAGGACCGGACCAGCCAGCGATCGGGATAGCCGGGTTCCCTTACATCTCGGTGTGGTGGGTCAAGGGTCAAGGCCGCGACTTCATCAAGAAGCACGGCTACCACGAGTTCCCTGTCTTTGTGTTCCGGTTCTATCGGTCGGACACGAGCGATGTGTATGGCAGCTCCCCCGGTATGGACGTGCTTGGCGATGCGAAGCAACTCCAGCACCAAGAGGGTAAGAAGCTTCGTGCGCTTGACAAGCTGATCGATCCTCCACTACAGGCACCGACCTCACTGCGAAGCAAGGGTGTGAGCTTGGTCCCGGCCAAGGTCACTTACCATGATGGGCCTAACAAGGTCGAGAGTCTATACAACCTGAATCTCCCGCTGCAGTACATCCTGCAGGATATCGAAGCGATCGAGAAGCGGATCGGCGAGGCGTACTTCGAGGATCTGTTCCTGATGATCTCGCAGACGGTCAACCGTCAGGTCACCGCTCGTGAGATCGAAGAGCGACACCAAGAGAAGCTGTTGATGCTAGGCCCGGTGCTTGAGTCCATCTCGGACGAACTGCTTGACCCCTTCATCAATCGAGTGATTGGGATCATGCGCCGCAAGGGCTTGCTGCCGCAGGCACCACCCGAGATTGAAGGTGTAAACATCAAGGTCGAGTACATCTCGATCTTGGCGCAGGCGCAGCGTGCGGTGCAGGTTGTCTCCCTCGAACTGGGGCTGGATTTCGTCGCGCGAGCTGGTCAGATCTTCCCGTCCATCCAAGACCGCGTTAACCCAGATGGTCTGGCGGATGCGTTCTTCGAGCGAATTGGCTTCCCGCCGGAGGCTACGTTCTCGGTCAAGGAGGCCGACGCGGGGCGTCAGCAGCGGGCGCGCTCGGAGGCCCAGGCCCAGAGCATGGCTAACGCTGGGGCTGCCGCTTCGGTTGCGAAGGATGCATCCGCCGCTATGGGGAACGATCCCGACACCATACAAGCAGCGCTCGCTGCGATGGGTGGAGCAGGGGCGGCGGCGGCATGAGCGAAGCGAACGAAGCAGAGATCACCGCTGAAGAAGTGCTGCTCTTGGAATCCGAGGAGAATCGAAATGCAGTCGAGCACCTAGCAAAGGATCCGCGCTTCATCACGTTCATGGCGTATTGGCTGACCTATGCCGGGGAGCTGCCGGATGGCGTGATCGATGAGTCGCACCTGCAACTAGCAAATTTTCAGATTGGTCGGATGAGTCAGCTGAACGATTTCATGTCCAATCTTCAAAGGGTACACAACGCTGCGTACCTCAATATACAGAGTGAGGTAAACAAGTATGGGCAACGAAGACTCCGAGCAGAGCAACGAATCGACGACGGAGCAGACGACTGAAGAAGTTATTCCGGCTGAAGTACAGCCGGGTGAAGAAGCAACAACGAATGCTTCCGATGGTGCCGGTGAGACCACTGCCGCCTACGAACCGTTCAACCTCCCAGATGATTGGGCCATTTCAGATGAAGACAACGCAGCGTTCTCGGACATTGCATCGGACATGGGGTTGGATCAGGACAACGCGCAGAAGCTCGTTGACTTGTTCATTTCAACCAACCAAGCCCGCATGGATACCGAAGCTGCGAACGTCGAACATGTTGATGGCCCCACCGAGTGGCAGGCTGCGTTGCATGCAGACGAAGGGCTTGGGGGCGACAACCTCGCACAGACACAAGCCAACATCGACCTAGCGACTGCGGTCATGGACGCCGACACTTTGAAGCACTTCAAAGAGTCGGGCGCTCACTTTCAAATCCCGATGGCTCGCTTCCTGAGCAAGATCGGCGGGATGATGCAAGAGAACGCAGCGGACCTGGGTGGTGGTGGTGGTGGTTCTGGCGGGGACGGCAAGTCCAATGCTCAACGGATGTTCGCGAACAGCGGGCATCAGTAGGAGATTGAACGATGGCAGCATTGAATGATACCAATCCAAACTATATGGACTGGGCGAAGCGCCTTGATCCAGATGGGAATATCGCGACGATTGCGGAGATCCTCTCGAAGGAGACTCCAATCCTTGACGACATGGTCGTCATGGAAGCGAACGGTGCGCTCTCTCATCGCACCACAGTTCGGTCGGGACTCCCGGCTGGCGCGTGGCGCATGCTCAACTACGGCGTCACCGTCGAGAAGAGCAAGACCCGCCAGATCACAGACGTGATCGGTTCGTTGGAAACGTATGGTGAAGTTGACAAAGACCTCGCCATGCTGAACGGCAACGAAGCCGCGTGGCGGCTGTCGGAGGAACAAGGCTTCGTCGAAGGCTTGGCTCAGACGATGGCGGACACCGTGATCTACGGGAACACCGACACCGACCCCGAGAAGTTCTTGGGGTTGACCTATCGATACAATGACCTAACAGCGACAAACGGTCGCATGGTCATTGACTCGGAGGGTGACGCGGCTCCCACAGGCTCGGACCAGATGTCAATCTGGGGCGTCGTCTGGGGTACGTCTTCGTGCCACATGACCTTCCCGAAAGGATCGACGGCAGGTTTGTCCTTTCAGGATCTTGGTGAAGAGACACTGACCGATGCGGTCGGTGGCTACTACCAGGGGTTCCGCAGCCACTACCAGTGGAAGGCGGGCATGGTCGTCCGTGATTGGCGTCAGGTGACGCGGATTGCAAACCTCGACGCAAGCATCGTTGGCCTCACGAGTGTGAACATCCTTGACCTCATGGTGGACGGCTACAACCAACTCCATCGACCGGGCCAGGGGCGACTCACTTGGTACGCGAACAGCACCGTCAAGGCAGTGCTCGACAAGGAAGCTCTGAACAAGGAGAACATGGCGTTGTCCGTGCAGCAACAGGACAACGCAGGACCGGTCACCATGTTCTGGGGCGCACCCATCAAGCACCTCGAATCTCTCACCATCACAGAAGCAGTTGTGGCCTAAGGAGGACGCATAGCATGATTGATTTCAATCTTTTGATTCAAGAGGACTTTGGCCCCGCCTCGGGCGCGAGTGAGTTCAGTGACGCAATTCGTCTGCGGGGAGCCGCGGGCGAGCTGGTGGATGGTGTTGGAGAGCCCATCGTTCTCAACATTCTGGTGAAGACCACGTTTGTTGGAGCGGGTGGCACGAGCATGAATTTCATCATGGGCACGGGGTCCGTCGCAGGTGGTGGTTCTTTGTCTGGGAACTTCCAGGCGCTTTCGCAGACGGGCGTTATTCCTATTGTGAATATGCCGCAAGGCAAGCTCATGCAGCTCGTCGTTCCACCTTCGCTGATGGTTGCGGACCCGGATGCCGGGTACTTGGGCATGGTGACCACGTCCGTCGGTGCGGTCGGTGGTACGATCGATGCGTGGTTCTCACGCGGTGGTGAGTACCAGTCCACGATCAACGGCTAAGTAGCCAGAAGGAAAACAAGATGGCTCAAGAACGCTGCATTCGTAGGACCGCACAATTCGGTAGGCTCTGGCTCGCAGGTGAAGTCAGAACCATTGACAAGGAAGACGAACGGGGTCACCCGGTTGTATCCGATCACTTCCGGCTCGTTGAGTCGGGGGAGGCAGTGGAAGACCGGGATGCCTACGACGATGAAGCTGTCGCCGAGAAGCGAAAGGAGTCGGGGTTGAGGGACAAGACCGCAGGCATAACAGCTGCGCTTGAGAAACTCGATTGCGACGACGACACCCACTGGACGCGAAAGGGAGACCCTTCGCTTCAGCAGGTGTTCAAGCACACCGACTTCGAGGTGAGCCGGGGTGCGGTTCGGGAAGTCTGGCCGGAGTTCAATCGCGAGTATGCGAGGGGGCTACGACGGGACAAAGCCCGCGAAGACGCAGCGTGAGTCTTCAGCCCCCTGGTTCGCTAGGGGGCTGATTGTTTTCTTTAGGAGATCCGGGTGGCAGCAATTACAGACGTGTTAGGTATATGGAAATTGGCTGCGACCCTGATGGGGGAGAACGCGCTGACCAAGGTGTTGAGCACCTCTTCGATCACGCTCCCGCTAGAGCGCACGTTCGATCAGCTCTATGACACTGTTCGCGAGATCGCTTTGAAGTCGGGGGACTGGGACTTTGCGAAGCGGACGCGAGCACTTCGGCTCGCACCCACTATTGACTTCCGCGGGATCAAGCACGATTGGGCTCCCGACTGGCGCTATGTGTACGCGCCGCCACTTGACATGATCAAGTTCCTGCATTTCGATCAAGACATTCCAGAGGCGGGGCTCTCCAACAGTTATGTTAGGTTGGCGCTACCTATTAGGTATGGGAGCGAAAGCGACCTCCCTACCCTCCTCGTTTACCAGTACACCACTTTGCCAGACAACCTTTATCAGGAGTGGATGCGAGGTTCGTTCTTTGACAGTGGCTACGACACTGAGTTTGTTGTTGTGGACAAGGAGCACCCGACTACCACAGGGAGGATCGAGCTTTTCTTGGAGAGTGACATGGCAGTTGAGGTCACCACTAGCGCTGTGAAGTATGACGACCCCAGCGATGGCTCTGGTTTAGTTTTTAATTTGCAGACCGCGGAGACCGCGGGGTTGGTAAACCTGCCCGCGACCGGACCCCTCGTTACCTTATACTTCGCATACGGAGACCCGCGAGCGGATGAGACCACCGACGCCTCTATCACTCAGCGCACCAATCACATCGTGACTAATCTGCGGGACGCGCGCGCTGCGTACATCGCAGACATCATCGACCCGACGCTCTGGCCTGTGGAGTTCCAACGGATGGTCGCCGCGCAGCTCGCGCTCGACGCTGCCGGTGTTCATGCTAAGTCCACCAAGCTGATCCAGCGTTTGGAGCAGACGGTTGATCGGACTGCGGCCGTGGCGGGCGCGAATCTTACGGCGGATGACGGCTTCTTCGAGGGAGGGCAGGTCTCCTCAGCAGAGCTGGCGAGGCTCTAATGCCCAGGCTCTATCAAGGATCCTTCAGCTCCGGCGAGTTCGCCCCCAGTTTGTGGGGGCGTGTTGATCTCGAACGCTTCAAGTCGGCGCTGCGCGTCTGTCGCAACATGATCCCCCAAGCCGAGGGTGGTGTTGTTAAGCGACCCGGCTTGGAGTTCGTAGGCTTCCTGGGCGCCTTGTTAAGCTCAGTAAAACTCATTCCTTTCAAGTTCAATAACGAGCAGACCTACATGCTCGCTGCCTCCAACACTGGAATCTCTATCTTTCAGAATGGTGGTGCTGTTTTGGAGGGTATGGATTCTTTGGGAGGATCCGGTACACCTACCGTCGCCTCTGGCGCTGCCACGGTAGTTACCTATACAGGTCATGGTCTGACCACCGCTAACCAAATCTATTGGGCGACAGGTGGCTTCCACCAGCTAGCAGGTAGGTGGTTTAGAGTTCAAACCATCGATGCAAATAGGTTTACTCTACTCAATAACTTCGATACGGCGGTTAACGTCGATTCAAGCGCGTACAGTGTTAGTTCAATCGCTATAGACTTCGGTCGGGTGTACCAAGTGCCTGCGGGCGACTGGTTCAGTGGTGGCTTCGATCCCAGAGAGATGGACTACACCCAGGCGAACGACAAGCTCTACGTCTCGCATCCTCTGGACACCACCAAGGTCATCACGCGGACAGGGAACACAGCTTGGACGGTTGCCGAGTTCGACGCTGCCCCCGCTGTTGGGTCACCGGTTTTGGACACAACCCCCGTGGAGGCGAGCAGGCTGCCCACTGCCATGACTTCGATCGCGGGTCCAGAGCGCACACACCTCACACACCCCTCTGGTGCGTACACGATAGGTGACTCGTACAAGCTCCTCTCCGGCGGGTTTGACCAGCTGGTTGGGAAGATGCTGACCGTCGCTTCCACGCCCGTGCCGACTGCTACTCGGTTCTATGTAGTGGATGAGTTCGGTGATGACATCGACAGCTCAGGTTTTACTGGGTCGTCAGCACCTGTACTGACCAGACCCATCACGGGTCCGCCGCTGGGCTCTCCTACCGTTCATCATCGTTATGCCGTCACGGCAATAGACAAGGTGACCTTTGAAGAGTCGATCGCGACACTCGTTGACCTGCCGCTGACAGACAACCCCCTTGATGGTGACGAGATCGACATCTTCTGGGATGATCAAGCGGATGCGGCCACTTATCGAGTTTACAAAGCAGTCGGCGGCATCTACGGGTTGATTGGAACTGTTGAGGATGTAGACCCGGATGCTACGGGGGATGCTATGTCCTTCAAGGATAATGGTATAACGCCCAACCTTTCCATCGCGCCTCCGCTCGAAGCCAACTTCTTCAACGCAGTGGGCAAGTACCCAGGTGCAGTCGAGCTATTCCAGCAGCGGATCTGGTTCGGTCGCACGGACAGCCTGCTTCGAGACTTCTACGCTTCGCGCTCGGGCTCGCTGTCCTCGTTCGCCACCTCCACCATCAACACGGACGACGACCCCATCGAGCAGGCGATAGCGGGGAAGAGTGTGCAGGAGGTTCGATATTTTGTGCCGCTCCGCGATCTCGTGATTATGACTTCGGATGCCGAGTGGGGCTTCGATACCGGCAACGAGGGCGCGCTCTCCCCCTCTTCGGGTTTGGTCGCGCAGAGCTTCTGGGGGTGTGCTCGGGTGAAGCCCGTTCTGGTTGGCGACTCGGCGGTGTTTGTGGAGAAGTCTGAGCGTTCGATTCGTGACCTCGCCTTCTCTTTGCAGAACGATGGCTTCGCATCGAGTGAGCTATCAATCTTTGCGAAGCATCTCTTCCGGGGTCGCCGGGTTGTGGCGATGTGTTACTCAGAGCAACCTTACTCCTTGTTGTTCTGCGTCATGTCAGATGGGCGAGCGGTCAGCTGCACCTACGTCCGTGACCAGCAGATATTCGCATGGGCAACCCATGATACGAATGGGAAAATGCAGGACTGCGCTTCGGTCATCGAGAACGGGGTTGATAACATCTATGTGGTCGTGGAACGGACAACGGATCCGACGGTGTCCGCGATCGGAACGTATCGGCAGGTCGAGCGGATGCGAATGGTGGATCCTGAGTTCCTCGATCAGGGTGTGTACCTCGACAACTCGATCGCTTACATACCCTTTGACCCGGCGAAGAATTTGGCAGTGACCCGCCCCCGCGTGCTAGGTGGGGAGCTTCATGTTGAGCTTCCTGACCTGTTCGCTGACCCCTCACGGATTATGCTGCATAGCATGGCGGACACCGTGCTTGAAGCGCTCGACGGGCTGAGCTTCGTGGCGAACAGCTCCGGTGTGAGTCAAACCGGCGCAGCGGTTGGCAAGACGTGGTACAGGCTGGAGCGCGGCCCCGGCGGCTTCACTTCCGTCTTCAGATGGGAGGAGTACTTCCCCGATAATTTCAACACACCAGGAACGACCGGCGGGGCGTATTTGGTCGAGTTATACGGCGTTAAATTTGGCTACAACCACCTCAGCCTTCGCGGGCCAGTGGTTGACAAACGCGTTGATGAGAGCATGACGCGGGGGCTTTCAGTCATTAGCGATAACCTCGTACAGCACGATCCGCTCTCCACCTTCTTGGAAGGCCAGGGTCCTCTGATCCACATCGGCGAAGAGTACTTGGCTGAGATCGAGACGCTCGACATCGACGACGCGAACGATCCCATCACGGGTTTGCCTCTTCAGATTGGCAGCGTGCTCGCGCGCTTCGGCATGGCACACGGCTACAAGATCGGTCGGGACCGAGACAATCTCGTGACGATCACGGACCTAACAGCTGAGGAAGACTTCGATACGAATCTGCGTTACTTCCGTGGCGTGTCTGAGGATGTTGTCTTCCCTGGTTGGGGGCGCAATGGTCGTACTGTTGTTCAGAGCAAGGATGGCTTCCCCTTCAGCTTGCTTGCGATCATTCCACAGATCGAAGCGGGGGACGTAGATGGATGATGTGCTCTTCGAGCAGGGCGCGAGTGGCGATGCGCTCGACTGGATGGAAGAGAACATGCGCGAGCTTGAACGGGACGACTTCGCCCAGGTGTGGGGTTCCGTTCGCAAGGGGCTCGTCGCCTCGGTGCATCTCTCCGAGTACGTCGTCACGGCATCGTTAGGTGGCGAGGTGATGGGTTTGTTTGGTGTGACACCTGACTTTGGCGAGGGTCACATGCCTTGGCTCGCGCTGACCAATCAAGCAACGCAGCACCCAGTGAAGCTGGTGAAGTCCATGCGGTCATGGGTCAGTGTGTACTTGGACAAGTTCGGCTACCTGCATAACTTCGTGTCAATCTCTGACGAGCCAGCGATCGATCTGCTGGAGGTGGTTGGATTCACCTTGGACCGGGAGGAAGCTCATCTCCGGCACGAGTCTATGTATTACGAGTTCTTCGCTCTGAAAGGAGATATCTAATGTGCGCCCCTTTGATCGCAGCACTCCCCGCCATCACGGCAGTTCTTTCCGTGGCGGGCACAGCAGCATCCGTTGGCATAGGCATCGCGCAGTCGAACGCGCAAGCGAAGGCGGCGCAGGATCAGGCTGACTTCCAGGCGGACAAGGCTCGGTACGATGCAATCGTCTCCGACCGCGCGCACAACCTTGAGCTGGCGAAAGATGGCATCATGCGGTTGAAGGCCAAGGGCAGGATGTACAACAGCTTGGCGGCTTCCAACCTAACGCTCAACGTCGGCAGTGCGAGTCGCATCTCTTTAGAGAACGCAAGGTTCGATGCGATCAGCCAGAGCACGATCGCTGCGAACGCATCGCTCGCGGCGACAGGGTTCAATATCCAGGCCCAAGGTTTTGAGTACGCAGGCGCGCAAGCGGCGTCCGCCAGTCGGATCCGAAACGTCGGCCTAGCGATCGGGGGCTTGTCGAGCATTGCCTCTTCATTCACCTCGCAGCTTCGGCACGAGCAGCGCCTCAACGCATTGACCGGGGACACCGGCCCGAATGCTAGGCGCGATGTCTTGGTCCCTACATCCAGCGCACCCGGCCCTGCTTTCTATGATCCTTACTCTTATGCTTGAGGCTACCGATGGCGAAGATTGAGTCCACTGAAATACGCCAGTCCCTCAACGTGGGGCTGAATGCGGGAGCTGGCCCAGCACCGAGCGGTCTCGCTCAGGCGGGCGGGGCGCTCGCGCAGAGTCTGCAGCAGTTTGGCACGGCTGCGGCGGACGTGAGTGGGGTGCTTCGGATCGCAGAGCGCGAGCAGCAGATCCGCGAGAACGAGCGGGTCGAGGGCGCGGCTCGCCTATCATTCAACCGAGCTGCCGCGGACTACCTGGGCGGCACCTCGGACACGCCGGGTGCGCTCAGCAAGAAGGGCGGCGCGACGAAGGGCATGACCGAAGGCGTCGTCAACAAGTTCAGTGAGCTGGCGGACATCTACTCGGAGGGCATGAACCCTTACGTCCGCGAGAAGTTCATGCAGTGGGCGGGACAGCGCGGCGTCGATGCGGGAAAGAATGCTTCGAGGCTGGAGCGCGCGGGTTTGGAGCTGGAGCGCACGAGCAACGCAGCGGCGCAGCTCGACACACTCAGCCAGGACTGGTCGGTGCTCGACAACGAAGCCCTGCTCGATGAGGATCGAACTGAAAATTCAGTACATGACCCCGACACCGGCAAGCTCGTTCGCAAGAGCTTGCGGGAGCAGGTCGAGGACTTGATCCTTACGCACAACCCCACGTTAGGCGATGAGGCGGTGCAGCAGCAGGCGGAAGTGTTCCTGGCGCAGACAGCGCGCACGGCGGTGCATGGGATGCTGGAGCAGAGCGGCGTGCAGTCGGTCGCGGCGGCGCGTGAGCTGGTTCGGATCTGGTCGGACAGCTGGTCGCCAGCGGAGCTTGAGGCTACGAACGAGAAGATCGACTTCGAGTTCGGGACAGGTCACATGGAGCGGATCCTGGCGGACACCATGGAAGCACCGGGGGGTGCGGGGCTGTCGGCGTTTGATCTGTCGAACGAGTCAGTGAAGCACTTCAAGCAGTTCTATAAGGACGCCAACGGTCAGGCTCCCTCTGACAAGCTGGTTGAGCTGATGCGAACTCGCGCGATTAGCACGCACTCGCTGATCGAGCAGAAGACCGAGGACGTGCAGAACGATCACCGTGACGCGGTGTCGTCGAGGTGGGAACAAATCGATCGTGACCCTAACATGCTGCTCGAAGACAAGTACGATGCGTGGAACAAGCAGATCGATAAGGCCCTCGGCGAGAATGACATCAAGCTCGCGGACGACCTGAAGCTGCGGATGACGAACTACCAAGCGACTCGGACGATGCATCCTGCGGAGACCAGCCCGCAGGGTTGGGTGTTCTACGCAGGGAAGGACAGCCCAGCGTTCCAGACGATGCCCATACACGAGGCTCTGCGCCAAGCGACCCACATGGACAAGGCGCTAGGCAAATCCTTCATGAAGGACTGGGGCGCGCGTGCGACGGTCACGAAGGGGACCACGTCGGCGTCACTCGTGAACGAGTCCATATCAAGTGCCTACCGCTTGGCAGGTCGCGCGGTGCCGGGTGACGATTCAGAGCAACGCGGGCGGCTTCGCAATCAGATGCGGCTGCTGGAAGACACCTTCCAAGAAGTGAACAACGGCAGGCAGCCTGACTCGACAGAGCTTGCGAACATGGCGCGAGGGATGATAGGCGACTTCGATGACTTCGGGCGCGACCACGGCTTCAGCACACAGAGGCTCGTCGAGTGGTTGGAAGATCCGCAGAAGCTCGACCCCTCGCAGCCCAAGGACGCTGGCTTCTTGAAAGTGCTGGCCGAGGCTGTCTTGCCAGCTCGTGGGAGTGGGCGCGTGGCGGATCCGGTCATGGCGATGACAATCAATTCAGCGCTGGGGATTTCCGGCACAGAAGTTCAGCTGGACGACCAGAATGCTGTCGCCAAGTTCTTAGGAGAGAATCCCAAGATTGCAGCGGGCTTGCTGCGGTATCAGCTTGTTAGGCAGAACCGCGACTTCATGGACGACCTTGAGCGGCGCTTCGGGGATGACGAACGCCAGGGGGCTGGTGAGTGAGCACTCCCTTTGACCAGTCGATGCAGCTGCTGCTGGATGACGACGCATTCCAAGAGCGACAGGTAGACCGCAGACGGTCGCGGCTCAATCAAGAGATCGGGCTCGCGGGCGTTGCGCGTGATGCGCTCAACTCCAGCCAACCCCTCGAAGATCGAATCGATCAAGCGACCCAGTCCGCCCGTGCGGAGCAGCTGGTGAACCGCATCAATCTCAGCCAGCAGGCGGGGCCGTCTGAGCTGATGAGTCGCGTTCAGCAGTTCGAGCGCACGGGGGATCCAACGGGGCAGACCCAGCCAGGGCTGACGACAATTCAGAAGTCGCAGCTGACAGGTCACTTGCAAGACAGCGCGCCTGCGATGGAGTTCTTGGAGGAGAATCCAGAGGGCATCTTCCTGGTCCCCGACGACCCCACCTTCTTGGAGGGCACCTACCGCGGGATTCAGACTCTGGCGAACGATGGGCTTGAGCTGTTGCAGTCAGGTGGCAAGGGTTTCGAGACCGCAAGGATCATGGGGCGGACGGGCAAGGCTGGGATGAGCTTGTACAAGATGGAGTTCATGGGCGCGGACAGCTCGGGTGAGCAGGCAATGCGCGCGCACGCGCTCGATATGCAAGGTCAGCTCCGCTATCGAAATGCGGATCGACCCGCTGCACTCAGTTTCGAGGGCGCTTTTGAGTCCGCGGGTGAGCAAGCGCGGATGATGTTCAATGTGGGCGGTGCCTACGCGAGAGGGTTCCGCAACGCAGCGCCGATCGGCGGCCTAACGTCCGCGGGCGCGGGCGCTGTCACGGGTGCTCTCACGCCTTTTCTCGGGGGCTCGCTCGCCACTGCAGCGGCGTTCTTCCCTATTGGCTTCTTCGCAGCGGGCAAGGTCGGTGGTAAGGTCAGTTCAGGGATTCACATCTTCGAGCTGGAGGCGGGCAACTTCTTCCTTGATGTAAACCAATGGACTGATGACGACGGCAACGCGCTCGATCGCCAGGACGTTCGTAACATCACCTTTCTATACGGGCTGGGCGCGACCGCACTCGAAGGCACGGGGCTCACCTACTTCGCAACAAGACTGGGTGCGCCCGCGCTCGCTGCTGCAAAGAATCAACTTAAGACCCGACTGCGACAGACTCTCCGCACACCCGCCGGTCGGGTTGCTATGCGGAAGATCGTCAGCGCGTGGTTCAAGAACTCGGGCGTCGAGGGTGGGACCGAAGGTATGCAGGAAGTCTTGTCGATGGCGGGCGAAGATCTCCTGAAGATCATGAACACCAACTACGCCGATGTCGAGGGCAAGGGCTGGGAGGATGCGTTCGATCGAACCTTCACTCCTGAAGGTATGGCAGCCATCGCTGATGTCGCCACCCGCGCTGCCACGGGTTCGCTGTTAGTTGGCGCG